TGTTGGCGAGTGCCATGTAGGTGTTAGACCAGATGAATCCACCGGAATACACTTGGCCTTTTTTGGCTGTGTTTTTAGGTGCGCGGCCAACGAGAACGCGATCAACTCCGACAGCGGCGGCAACTTCGCCTTCGCTGAGGAGACGGCTTTGATCCGAAGGAACAATGCCGAAGAACTGGTTCTGCACTTTAGCGGAGCGACGGATGCGCTCGAATACTGGCATGGACATGATCAAGGTGTTAGCAAGAACGCCATACTTGGCGAGTTCGAGCTTTGCTGCGGCGACATCTCCTGGAACGTCAAAGGATGTGATATTCGCGTCGGTATAAGCTGCCGATGCGCTGATCGCTGTCAGACCGTTAGCGGCGAATGCTGCGGAAGCAACACGAGCCTCGTGGCTGACTTGGATTTGACGAAGGAGCATCGCGGCGATGTTCACTTCGGTATCGAAGAATCTGTCGAGATCGCGGCGGTTGGAATCAGGAAGAACCTCTTCGAGACCGTATTCAATCGCGTCGAAAGAATCGCTCGTGAACCGGCGGCTTGTGCGTGGGTATCCAGCACCGGCGGCGATTTTGAGAGCGTCATCGTTGAGAGCTTCGGAGTCGCCGAGGTTCAATTTCAGATATGCGCCAGAGCGAACGTCTGAGGAGAACACGGGCATGACTTCTGTGCCGATGAACAAATTGTTTTTGTTGGAAAGACCTTCAAAAACGGCCTGCGCAATATCAGCGCGGATGGTTGTGTATGAGAGTGCCATAGTAGTGTTAAATTATTGGTTGAACTTAGGAACGTATTCGACGACGTCGCCAGCAACGCCGCTGTTGATCGCGACTCCGAGAGTTGCGGCGCTTGCTGCAAGCGTTCCAACAATCGTGCCGTTGGTAACAGCAAAAACAGAGCTGCCTGCGGTAACGATACCGGCGGCGGCTACGATGCCGAACTGGGATGGGAAGAAAAGTTTGACAGCGCCTTGAGCACCAGCGGCGACGTCATTCTGGACGACTCCGATAGCATTAGCGCCGGTTGATGCTGCTTGCGCAGCGTTATCGCCCGAGATGTTGACGAGCGTATTCGCGGTGATGGCAGAAGCGAAGGCGAAGCTCCGAATCCCCATGTCATTTTGTGTTGCCATAAATTAGTTGGATTAAAAATTGAGTTGGTTGTTGTCGCGGGCTTCGATGTAGGCTTCGCGGTGGTTACGCATTGCAAAGCGGATCGCTTCGGTGCGGCTGCCGAGTTCCTCGGCCTTCTGGGTGATGACTGCTTTGAGGTCGAATTTTTCGACTGCCTTCTCCTCGGCGACTACCGATGCTTTTACTGGAGCGGCTCCGAAGTTGCTGATGATCGAGTCGAGCTTTGCTTCAAGTTTGGAAATGACGCTGAGTTCAGCGGCCATTTCTTCCTTCATTGGCTCTGCTGCTGGCTCATCAGCTGGCATTTCCATTTTGCTCTTGTAGTCGCCGAAGGCGGTTTCGAGAGCTGCGAGACGAGAAACGATGTCGGCGATGCTGACCTCGTCCTCCTTTGGTTCGATTTCAATTGTTGCGTCTTCCATTTCTTTGAAAAATTTGTCAACTTGCTTTGCGGTAAAACTGAAAAGACCGGTCGCATTTGCGGCTGGTGTTTGAACGAGGTCTGCGCTGTAGAGTTCGGTGCAACTTGCGAAGGCGAGTCCCTCCACTTCGCGGATCGGGCCGCTGAAAGCGATGCTGATACCGAATGTGTCCGGCAGTTTGCTTGAAATCTCCAGGACGTAGTCGCGCATTGGCGATGTTTCGAGAAGGTTGAGATCGCCCAAGAGTTGTTTGCCGACGATGCGGAAATTGTTCACGAATCCGACGATGTCTTTGATGCCTGCGCCGTGATCCAGATTGACCTTGACGCCGCCTTTGTATGACTCGGCACACTCTTTGACTTGCATCAAAGTTGTCTCGTCCACGTAGAGTCCGTGACCCTTCGCTTCGCCTATTGAAATGATTGAAACTCCTTCGATGACATCCATGCGAAGGCGCGGATGTCAATTAGTCGTCCATCAATGCCATCGCCGCTTGAGCCATTAAATAAACTTCAAGTTCATTCTCTTCTTCGCAACCTATGACGTTGAACGTGCTGGAAATCGAAAGCCCTGCGCGGCTCACTCCCGCATGGTTGCGACTGCCTAGCACTGTTGTTTTTGCGCTGATCGAAAGCCCTGCCTCGCCAGCATTCGAGAAGCAAGATGAACCTACAACTTGAATGCGCGAACCGGCGCACGCTTCGACATTCGCGACCGAGAAAATAAGACGGTTTCCGCGAACTTTGACCGTGACCTTGCGCTCTTCGCGTCCTCTTCCTCCGCCCCCTGGCAGATCGGTCGGAGCAATAGGCGGAGCAACTGGAATAAACAGCAATCCCTGCACGCCGATTGAAAGCGGCGTTGGGCTTGGCATTAAGCCCTGCGTTGCGATGAGCAGGGAAGCTAACATCAGCCTAGACCCTCGTTACTACGGTGTTTGTTGTGCCGTCGCCGCTGATCGCTTGCGTGATCGCTCCCGATGTTCTGCTCGTAGGCGTGACCGTTAGCGCGTTGGCTATGTCGAGGCCGTGGATCGCGTGAACTTCCGACGTCTTTGTTGAAATCGTGGAAAGTTGTGTATCTAGGTTGGCTGATGCCATTCCTATAGCGGCTCGGACGTCGGCGGCGGTGAGCGTTGCCGTGCCTGTGGTGGCATCGACAGGCACGCCGAAAGCAACCGAGCCTGCGGCTGGCACTTCACAAGTTCCGGTGTCGTTGCCGTTATTGTATACGACGCCAGATCGCACATCCGTGTCGGCTGGCGATAGCCCAGCCGTATTGTTCGGATCGGATAATGTTTTCGTGCCGGTTGGGTAGTTTACGAAGACTGCGACGTTTGTTAGATCGGAATCTAAGTATATTGGCCCGCTCGTTGGCGACTGACCGCGAGAACCGTATTCTATTTCTTTGACTTTAGTAACACTCGTTTGACCAGACACAACGCCGATCCCAGCAACAATGCCAGTACTCCCAATGCCGAAAGCGTTTCCTTTAGCTCGCCCCACATTTAAAACGCCTCCAACAATATTTCTAGCGCCCTCTGCACCATTGGTGCTACCAGCTGTCGCAATGCCTGTTATCGTCACCGTTCCCGTTGACGAATTATTGACGCCATAAGCGGTGGAACCAGTTCCACCAGTAGCGTTGCCTGTTATCGTCACCGTTCCCGTTGACGAATTATTGACCCCGAAAGCGCCACTTCCTCCTCCTCCGGTAATGTTGCCCGTTATCGTTAACGTTCCTGTGCTGACATTTTGTGCGCCAACGGAAGAAGTCCCAGCCCCCGCTGATATGTTGCCTGTTATGGCAAGAGTGCCGGTCGAGGTGTTGACTACACCTTGCGCTGAAGAAACCGTGCCTCCTGTGCAAGTGCCGACAATCGTCGCGGACAACGGTGAAGCCGATGTAAATTGAAGGCAATTTCGCGTTACGGTTGTAGACTTGCTGGTGACATTGGCGGTGAGCGTCACGCCACTATTTAGTGTATAAATACCTGTGCCGTCATTCGACAACTCGGTGCAAGTCACGTTTGCGGTGATCGTGATAACGTGCGTGTTCGAGGCGCGAGCCTCGTCCCCTGCCCCTGGAACAATGCCGCCGACCCAAGTTGCGCCAGCGTTGAAATTGCCTGTTGCTGCTGAAACAATAAGTGCCATTTTTACAGCCCCTTCGCGTATATAAATTCTTGAATGCTTGCAGAAATTTGAGCAACGGCGGTCTTCGTTGCGAGATCGACGTTATCGACGCTGCCGAGCAACATAACGCGTGCATAGGCTTCAGCGACGATAACCTCGCCATTAGCAATCCGCGTGGGAAGCAAGCGCATTGAAACATTTGCATCTTCGCTTGCGTCTGGGTTTACAACAGATGTGATCGCGAGATTGATCGTGTAGATGTCGTAGGTTTCTCCGTCGATGACGATTGGGTTGGTTGGTTTCATATTTAAGCTAGTAAAATCAATGCACTGGTTTCGGTTGGCTTTGGGAACTTGAGTTCAAATGCGCCGTCGTAGACGTGCCGCTCGGCTCCAAGGTTGAGAACGCACAAGGTTGCGTTGCCTTTGCTGGCGTTGTAGATCATCGCGCCGCCTGCCGCGAATGTTGCAGATTTTAGGACAACGTCATCAAATGTTATAAAAGCATTTTTGCCGATGATGCCTGTGCGATGTCCCTTTAGCGTTACGCCTCCAGCGGTGTAGCCCATTCCCTTTATCTCGCCTTCGGTTGTGTAGGCTTTTGTTGTCGGCCCGATCTTTGCCGATGCGCTGTAGAGCGCGATCCGGTATTCATCCCCAGGTTGGTGAACGCCGGTGATGAGTGCCTTCTTTGCTTCGAGTGAGATTCCGTGTGTGATCATTTATTTTTTCTCCCATTGAGCAGAGCAGACCGCTACGCGTTGGCTCTCGTCTGGATATTCGCTCGTCATCGTTCCGCTGATCATGCAGCGGCCTATGAAGTCGTCTTGCTCTTCGTTTCTTTCGGGTGTCGGCATAACAAGCTCATGCTTTGTTTCAAATCCGGTGATGCGTCCAAACGGATCGCGAACGGCAAGCGATACCTTCATCTGTTCGGGTTGCGATGCCTGCATCCCTTTGACTTTGTCAGCGGCCCAAGTCTGCCCAGCGTCTCCGCCCCACAACGCCCATGCAATGCGGCCTGCGGATGGAAAGCCGTCTTCATCTGGAGTGAAGCCTTGGCCTTTTTTATCGACTTCGTGCCGAGAGAAAAACGAGTGCATTCTTTTAACGGTATCGTCCGAAAGATTCTTTCCGTTAGAGATGTCGCGAGCGCGTGCAACCCCGACAGCTGTCCCGCCTCGGTTGTATTCTTCGCGCCACTTTAAGCCCTTTAGAGCCTCCTCGACCATTCCCTTGCTTGGCTTGTTCTGATCGGCCTCAAATGCTGACGGAGTTGGTTCCTCCTGCGGCTTTGCTGGTTCGGCGTTGATGATTTTGTTTGCGTTCGCTTCGTCCATTCCGAATACAACGCGAAGGATGACGGCGACTTGTTCCGCTGAAAGTTCTCCGCGACCGAGCGAAGCAAGGATGCCGGATAGTGCATCCGTGCCGCCGATGCCGATGCTCTCGATAAGCGGCGGTGCTTCGTTCTTGCTCTCGTCAAAGATGGTGTCGATAGCCGTAATCGGAACGGAATCCGAAATGCGATTAGGCTGGATGTCGAACTCTTGTCCGAGTTCCTTGATCATGTTCGCTTCTTTTGCCCGTGCGCGTAGTGCTTCTTCGTAGTCTTCACCCATGTCGCTGTAGATTTGACCGGCAGTCTTCAATCCAGCTTTCCACAAAGCGATATCGGCATTGGCCTCGCGTCCGTAATCAATCGAAACCTTTGCAGGCCAGCACCAGCGGCCATCGAGAAGATACTCGGAATCTGGAATGAGTCCACGCGAAGCGGCGTCGAGAAGGATAACATTCTTGATGCGGTTGAGAAATTGACCTTCCAAGAGTCCACGCCACCGCAGGAACGTGCGCTCTGCCATCGCGGCCTCCATGCGTGCCATTGGCCCCGACTTGTCGGCATCGAACGCGAAGCCGTAGGGAAGACCGACTGCCATGCAAATGTGCGCTTGAACAAGGCGGATGAACTCTCCGAATGCTCCGGTCGGTCTGTCCGACTTGAACATTTCCATTTTCTCGCCTGCGCTCAAATAGTTGACCGTTCCTGGGTCGAGCGACTGAAGGCGTGCGACCTGGCCTTGATCGTTCGAGTTGCCGCGTGCGAAGTAGTCGCCTGCGTCGGCGGCTCCGCTCTCGGTAGTAATGACGCCGCTCTGATAGCTCGCGTATTTGATCGCCTGCACCTCGGCCTTGATCGCTTCTTGCAGATCGCGCGTTGCGTTTAACGCAGTAGCGAAAGCAGACCGCCCGCGATATTCATCAAGTCGCGCTGCGTCGAATAGGTGGATAAACTCTTTTGCAACAATATCAACAGGAGAAATATACTGGTTGTTGATAGTGCGCGTGAAAATTGTGTATGAAACGGGTCTTCCATAGTCGTCAACATTTATGCCGCCAATGTATTTGTCGGTATCCGTTCTGTCGTAAGGCGATCCGATGCGGTCGGCCTCGACGCTTTGTAGTTTTAAATCTTCGCGGTCGCGAACGATGATGAATCCGCAGTCGCCATCGCGAAGCATTGCGGTGACCGCGAGTTGCAGGAGCGTTGTGAAATTGTGACGGCCTAGAAAGTCGCAGTCGTTGCACCATTTCTGCCAGTAGCGTTCAATAGCTGTATCCGCTTCGCGGTTGCCGGTGCGGGCTTGGTATGCGATGCGGCCGGAAACGTAGGTCGCAAATTTTAAAAGGAGAGAACGGACGGGCGGGAAATTGTCGGCAAGATCGCGAGCAGCGCGGATGAGCGCGAATCGTTCGCGAGTTCCTGCCGTGTCCTCGCCACCGGATACGCCACGGCTGATCCCGCGCTTTTCGCTCGTCAATGCAGAATCAAAGCGTCCGAAGTTGCGAAGTTTCGCCTGGTTGACCATGCGGTCAAGCGCGGCCTTGGGAGACACGAACGAAATGGCTTTGGTGATGATGTCTTGCGTCATGGTCGTTGCGTCGGGAACGTCGGCGTGAAACGTCTTACCCTATTTCCGCTGGCGTTGTCAATAGCGGCTTGCAATTCTTTGATCGTCTGTGCGACCTCGGCAAGATTAGCGCGAGTGAACGAGCGCCCTGCGATGCTATACGACGCGCCTGCAACGGCTATTGCCTTGAGGCAAGCCGTAAAGTCGCCCTGCAATTCTTGCAGAGTTGCAAGCGGCAGGCCAAAAAATGATTTGTTCATCGCCATTCATTTGATGGCGATGTCAAAAAAAAGAAAAGGCGCGGGGATTGAACCCGCGCCGGTTGGTGGAGTGCGTTACCCACGAAACTCGAAAACAAATTGATTCGGGTTGGTCATGCGTTCGATATCGATCTCCATGCCGTAGGTAAGTGTGAGACCGTTGAGCTTGGCAATCAGTCGAATTTCGCGCTGTTCGCTTTCTGTAAACTTAAGTTCAAATCCCTCGCCTGGCGTAACAATATGAATTGTTTCAGATCCGCAATATCTTTTCATTAGCACGCGAGCATTAATCCCAGAAGCGGCGATGCGGTTGCGGATGTGCTTGGTCACTTCTTTGTAGTTCATTTTTGTGGCGGCTTGTGCGTTCATTTTGTTTTTTCTTTTTAGGTTTTCTTCGTTGGGCTTCTTGCCCTTCGATGTTTCAAATATCTTCTCTTTTTTTATTTTTGAAAAGAAAAAAATAAAATTATTTTTCGCCCTTGTCGGAGCCGCTTAAAACCTAGCTCTCCGCGCCTATCGGCAAAACCCCCGCAAGCATCGCGGACGCGAGCGCGATGCACTCGCAGTCCCAAAGATGGTTCGGCCTGCCGCCGATGCGCACCCATCGCTGTTCGACTTGTTTCGTTTTCGAGTTCGTGACGTCCTTCTTCATCTCCGAGAGCATTTGCTTGCGGTAGTCATCCGACACGTCCCGCGCAACTTCCCATTTCGGCACAGCGTCAGCCTGGCGAAGCGAAGCCAACTTGTCTTTGATCCCTTCGTTGGAAAAAAAGAAATACGCGCACTTCAGTCCGTCGCTTCCGGCCTGCGCTCCCTCGATCTTGGAAACAAAGCGCCGAGTGCGCCTGCCGTTGTCGATATGATAAAACCCGTCCTGCCCAGAGCCGTGCGAAGCCGTCCACCCACGCCGAGCACATTGCTCGTAGACCAGCGGCGTATCATAACCGGCATCCACCACAACGCATCTCGGCATGACGTCGAATTGTTGCTGGATGGCGTCGAGCGTTTCCCAAGTGAGCGGCCTTGACTCATGCAATAGCATCGAAGACCCATCAACTCGGAAGGCGCGAACAACGCACCAGAAGTGATCGCGCTGTTTGTCCACGCACATGAAGCGTCTGTGCTCGCCGTCGATTTTCTGACCTTCCAGATACTCGGCCTTCGCGTAGTCGCCGGTTGTGATCTCTGGCAAGTCGCTCGTCACTTCGTCCTGCCACGTCTGCGCCTTTCTCTTTTGAACAAATTGTTTGAGCGGTTCCAGGTTGCCAGATGACTTGGCTTCGTTGGCTTCGATCCACTCCTTCACAATCGAAAACCAAGGAACCCACCATACGGCGTAAGCCGGATATTCAAACGAGCGATGCCCTCGCACCGGATGTGGATTGAGTGCGCGATAGCTTGCATTATTTGCAAGGTTGCGTCGAGTGCTGGCGTCGTCTTTGTATCGCGTTTCGCAGTGCTCGCATTTCATAACGACCGAATCCTGGACCCTATCCCAAAGAATGCCGCCCTTGTCGTCACGCTCGGTCACATATTCGATCTGGTCGAACAAGTATCGCTGCCAGTTCCCACAATGGGAACAAGTCCATCCCCAGACTTCCCGCGTTCCGCTGTCCCATTCAGCATCTGCCTCATGCCCTGCGTCCCATCCTTGCGAGACGAGAAGCGTCTTTCGGTTCCAGCGGTCGTGGTGTCGCGCCTTGAGTTCCTTAATCATGCCGCTTTTCCACCTCCAGACCTCGTCGCCGATGCAGTAGCGCATCGATTTTTCTTGAAGGTTCGTCATGTTCGCTCCCCCTGCGAAGAGAACCATGTGTGGGAAAAGTATAGTCGTCTTTCTGAGAGAATGCCGGTCTTCCGGGAACAGGTCGCGAACAGGTTTGCATTCTTGGAAGATCGGAAGCAGTCGCGACTCCGTCCAATCCTTGACCATGTCGTCAGTCTGTCCGACGAACAACGTAGGCCCAGGCTTTTGGGCCACGATGAAGCAGGCGAGCGTTTCCATCATCGTTGTCTTGCCGCCGCCAGTCGGTGCGCGAAGAAATACTTGCGTCGTTTCGTCATCGCTTGCTGCCAACAGCGGCGCGTTGAGCCACGGCGCCACCGAGGGATCAAAGCGCGAAGCGCGATCTGAGTTCGGAAAGCTGACGTGATCGCTTGCCCAGTCAAGTATCGTGCCGTCAAATGCGAGCTTGATTCCGTCTCGGATGCCTTGTGCTAGTGGGTTCATCGCATTCCGAAAATTTGTTTGAGCGCGTCGAGATTCGCAGACGCCGGTTGTTTAGAAGTCGGCTCTTCTTCACCATCATACATGGCAACTTCCCATGTTGTTTCAAACAATTTGCGAAGCCCGGCAGCGGACAGCGTCACGTTGCCATCGCCGTCGAATGATGGATTTCGCTTGGCGTATATTTTCCAGAGTTCGCGTTTAGTCATAATTTATACCTTCTCAAGTTCGTTGCGGATCTCGGCAAGGATCGCTTGCGTGCGCTCGTGTAGCTTCTTTCTCAAGCTCGCTTCGTCGAGTCCGGCCAACGCGCCCGATGCATCGTTGACGAGCGCCGCAAGTTTGGCGCTGAAGATAGCGCCGATGCGGATACCGGCTTCGCGGACTACGGCGATCTCAACCAACTCTCCTCGGTCTTGCTGAATGGGACAGCGGAACGCGGGAAGTCTGGGGATGGACTTGTTCCCATTGTGGGCACTGGCAGCGATACTTGTTCGACCA